CGCCAATGCTCTACATGGGCCACACCACGAAGCCCCAAATTTTTTAAATTCTACCATAATTTTATTTTTTATAAATACTTATTTTTACAATTATCAAAATGATATATTACCATGTTTCTATGTTTTTTTGCGGTTTTCCCACAATAGGGACATGTTACCATAGGTCTATTTTGATTTGTTAATTTCATTTTATTTTTTCTTTCTTCGGTATGTTTAATACCTTTTAATTTTTTACTAATTTTTTCTTTTACATCATTAGGTCTTTGTGTTCCGTATATCCAATGATTAGTTCCTAATTTTTTTTCTGATTGTAATTTTCTTGTTTCTTCAGAATATGTTACCTTATTATTTTTTCTATATAATTTTAAAGAATTAGATACTTTTTTATAATGTTCAATTAATTCATCTTCGGTATAATTTACTAATGTATAACCGCCTCTAGCGGCATTTTTAATATTGTATGAATTTTCGTCTTTTGCTAAATTATATATTTTTAAAAATCTATCTTCAAATAAAAAAAGTTCGTTATTACTTTTAAATTCTTTCAAATCATATCTAATGAATGATTCCTTACCATATTTTAAAATTGCATCAGATAAAACTAATCCAGAACCTAAATAACCATCTCCATTATGTCCATAATGACTTCCATAATAATATTTACCATTTTTTAAATTTACAGTTTTGTAAAAAATATATTTTCTCATAATAATAAATATACCTAAATGGATAAATTAAACCATTTAGGTATAACAATTATTTATCCTTCACAACTTAAACAATTTATATCGGTTGCCTTTGCTGCAATATCACCACGAAGAACACTTTCAGTTCTCATATAATAAAGTGTTTTAACACCTTGTTTCCACGCTTCTAAATGTACTGCATTAATAAATTTCGGTTCTGCAACCGCAGGAAACGCCAAGTTTAATGATACTGCTTGGTCAATATATTGTTGTCTAATACCCGCTTGTTTTACTAAATCTAATTGATTGATTTCTTTGAATGTTTTGAAGACATCTTTAATTGGTACAATTTTATATTGATTCCCATCTTCAACCTCTTTTACTTCCACAACTTTTGTATCAATAAAACAATAGTCATCTAAGAAATCTAAACCTAATACAGAACCTCCGTCCGCCAAAATTTGATCCCACACTTCTTTTGTATTTTTACCAATCTTACGTAATACTCTTTCTAATTCAGGATTTTTACGAATAAATGTTCCTTTAGATGTTTGTTCCGTAAATACGTTTGCCGCCCATGGTTCAATACCGCTACTAACATTACCACTCAATTTAGAGTTAGACACTGTAGGTGCCACCGCTCTTAAGTGTGTATTTCTCATACCAAAATCTTTACACCATAATGGTTCACCAAATTCTTTAGCCATATCTCTACTTGCTCTTTCAGATTCAATCTTAATTTGAGAGAAGATTTTACGAGTTTCAAATTGCGCTGGTAAACCTTCAAATGGAATACCTTTTTGTTGTAAGTATGTGTGCCATCCTAATACACCTAAACCAAGTGCTCTTCCTCTTTCAGCAGAACGTACAGCATTTTCAAAACCTCTCATGTTTTTTGCTCTTTGGATAAACTCTTCTAATACACCATCTAAAAACATTGTTGATGTGTAAACTAAATCAGTATCTTTCCATTCATCATACTTTGCTAAGTTTAAAGAACTTAAACAACAAACAAATGAATGTTGTTCATCTGTATGTAATACGATTTCAGAACAAATATTTGTCATGTGAACTTTTAAACCATTCTTTTTATACATGTCAGGATTTTGTTTATTTACATTACCCTTAAACATAATATATGGTTCACCTGTCGCCTTTCTTTTTTGTAATAACTTACCCCATTTTCTACGTGCTTCAGGGTCACCTTCTTCTAACTTCTTCATGAACTTATCACTAACTACAACACACTGATGTAAATTTAATGATTGACGATTTACGTCTCCTTTTGGTTCTCTTACTTCTAAGAAATCTTCAAAGTCTTTGTGTTCAATTTTAATATTAACTGAAGCGGCACCTCTACGTACTGATCCTTGATTTGTTGCAAGAATAGTAGAATCGTAAATTTTAATAAATGGTACAACTCCGTCCGATGTTCCGTTTCCTGTGATTTTAGCGCCCGCTGGTCTAATCATATTAATACCAACACCTACACCACCGCCATGTTTTGCAAGTAACATTAACTCTAAGTTTTTATTACCAATTTCAAATATACTATCACCTACATCAATACCAAAACAAGAAATAGGTAAACCTCTATCTGTACCTGTATTTGATAAAACAGGTGTTGCCAAACATAACCAACCTTTCCAAATGTAATCAAAAAATTTAGTTGCCAATTGTGGTTTTCCTAATCTTTTTGCAACCGCAGTTGCAACTCTCCAATAAGCATCTTTTGGTTTTTCTCCTGCTTGTAAATAACCTTTTGAAATTGTCTTAACATAAATCTCTGTGTTCGCCCATTCAGGGTAGTCGACACCAATTTCCCAACCGAGTTCTTCTCCGTAGTATTTCATAATCTATTTAATGTTTTTTTTTTAAAATATATCGTCCCAATTTTCTCCTTCACCTGCCTTACTATAATCAGTAGGTCTCATTGCAAAGAAATCGGTCCATGTAACTCCTCCAGTAAGATTATAAAACCAATCTAATTCGGATGCTTTCTTTTCATTGAACTCAAAGTAATCATCTCCACCTTTGATTGGGTTATACCCTAATTCTCTTAATTTCTCATTAACTCTTTTTGTAATGAATTCTTTTAAGTCATTCTTTTTAAGATTTTCTAAATCACCCATTTCAAAAATTTTATCGATGAATTTATGTTCTAAATCTCTTATAATTTCCGCAGCCTTATAGATATCGGATTTTGCTTCTTCTAATAATTCAGGAAACTCCTCACACATATGTCTAAATAATTGGCAACCCATCTTTGAATGTAATGATTCATCTCTAACACTCCATTTCATTTGTTGTCCAATTCCTTTCAATAGGTTTCTCATTTGGAATGAATACAATACTGCAAATGATGAATATAATGCTACACCTTCTGCAAATGCAGAAAATATAGCAAGTGAACGAGCAACTTCAACTCTTGCCTTATGATTTTTTTGTAAATCTTTAGGTGTCCAATCTGCCGTTGTATTTGTTAATAATTCAAATCTTTCTTTCATCACTTCATCATGCATAAAACCTGCAAAGTCATCTAATCCTAATGTTTCATTTAAATATGAATATGCAATTGAGTGAATTGTTTCTTGTGAACCAAACGCCATTGCCATTTGTCTAATTTCATGTTTTGGAAACCATTTAGTTACCATACCAGTCCAATAATCAGAAACGGCACATTCTGTTTGTGCAAAACCTAAAAGGATATTACCAACTAAATGTTTTTCTGATTCAGATAAATTCTCATTCCAATCTTTAACATCTCCCTGCATTGGGATTTCTGTATGTAACCAAAACGCCTGCATTTGTTTTAACCAACCCTCATTATAATAATCGGGATATTCAAATGGTTTAAAAGGTATTCTCTCTGTAAATAATTTACTCATTTATATAACTATGTTTTTAATTAATAACTCCTGATTTTTTTTCTTGATTTTTTCTATAAATCTCCGCGGCTCTGTTTGCTCTCTTTTGTACTTCTTGTTCTTCATGTCCTAACAAAGTATTTTGAGACTCAGTATCAATAACAAGAAACTCATTATTAAATTTACAGTTTTGGAAAACTACACCATCTCTACCAATACGAGACTTTAACAAAGTAAGTGTTGCTAAGTTATGTTCTTTTTGTTCTAATGTTTTACCAATAGATAAGATAACGTGTGCAATTTGTGCTTTCTTAATTGAACCTCCCATTTGATCACCCGTTACAACTTCACTTGAAATTGATTCACGATTACCTTGTGTTGCCGTCCAAATTGCTATATTAAATTCAGATGTCATAGACTCTAAACTTCTCATAACCGAACCTTCACCTTTCCATTCTTCTCCGTTAGTAGATTTGTCTGTTGAAATACAATCGACATAATCGATTACTAACAAGTCAACTTTTTTATTCCCCTCAGAATTCATCTTTCTGATTTTATTTTTAATTTCAGAAACGGTAACATTATCACTTGCCAATTTCAATAACTTCAAACTACCTTTTGATTTAGCTTGTGCCTCTTCAACTTTAGCTTTAACCTCATCTTTAAATTCAGGTTGTGAGTCAGGAGCAATATCGGTCCAAATTGTATAGTGTTTTCTTTTAATATTACCTGGATTATCTTCAAAAAATATTTGAATCACGTTATAACCTAAGTTATAAGCAGTATTAGCGAACTTAGTAAGTAAGGTAGTTTTACCGGTACCTGTTGGTGCTAATACAACACCCAATTCTCCGATTCCTAATCCACCTTTAAGTAAGTTATCAATTCCCACAATACCTGTCGGTAATGGGTGTCTAAAGTCCTTTTCTAATGCCCCATCAATATCATGAAATACATCCGTTGCTTCATCGTTGGCAATACCAACTTGTAATGCCTTTTGAATGATTTCCTCAATTTTATTATAAGCCTCAAACTCACCACTTTCAATAATACTCTGTACACTTTTTAACTCTCTTTTCAAGTTTTGTTGTTTACAGAAATTAAGTGCTGTATCTTTTACATACTCAATTTGAGACTCGTTATTTTTAATTGCTTCTAATGTATCTACATGAATTTTAGAGGAATCTTTGTTACCACCTTCGGCCATGATTTTCTGTGCCAATGTATTGTAATCAGGGATTTTGTTGTAATTTTTATACAACTCCTTTGTGTTTTCCATAATAAATCTGAACGAATTATTATCAAAAAACTTACTTTCTAATACATCAATAATTGTTTCTCCGTATTTCTTATCTTCAATAATTGCTTTGATAAGGGACTGTTGAAACGAAAATCCCAAATACCCAAAATTCCTTTCTTCCATAGTAGTAGTA